TCGCCTATCAATCTGCGCGGATCGATAGTCAACCTTATCAACAGAGCTTCCTTTAGAGTTTATCTTTGATGCTGTATTAAAACTATGATTACCCGGCTGCCATCGTCTATGATAGGCTTCCGCTGGCAATCATAAATAATTTTTTCATAGGGTGCTTTTATTTGGTGTAGACAAATGTAAATAAATTTTTTCTTACCAAGCAAGTTTGAAAACCAAATTTATTTGTTTTATTTGTACTGTTATCCAGGCGGGATAACCTCATACAGTTTAGGGCTCCCGGGGAACGCCAACTTCTCCGGGAGAAACCCTAGAGAAAATCATCAGCCAATGACTAACAAAGGAATTTTAAAACGTAAGGAGCGTAAGCGTTTAAAGAAAGAATGGAAGCGTAAAGTATTACTTTTTGCTAAAGAGTGTTATAGTGAGCATCTAAAGAAAAATACTAGCGCTGAAGATGAGATTAAGCGATTCGCAAAAGCTGGTCAAAATATTGAAGTCTATCTACGAGATATGGGTGTTCGCAAACAATCTATTTCTTCTTCGCTCCCTCCTTCTTCTTAGCCTTCGCATTTATCTCAGCCGTTTCTAGTGCGGTATCCGCCTGCTTTTGTGCTTTGATTACATCGCCTTGGAGTTTCTTATCCGATTTATAAACCTCACCCTTATATCGTAGCGCCTCCTTCAGTATCGTATCGATACCCTGCTGCTTCTTGATCTGCTGCTCAACCATCTTGGATACTTGGTTTACTTCACCGTCCAGCATGGCCTTCTTGGTTAACAAGGCGTCATCAATCTGTGCCTGGATAGCCATCAATTCTTTTTCGTCCTCTTTCTTCTTATCAAGCATCATCATCTCGCGCTCAGTCTTACGCTGATCTGCTTCGGCACCGACCTGCATCTGGAATTGTTGCTCTTGCTGACGGAATTGTGCGGCCTTCATCTCATTGATGCGCTCGCGGTTAGCCATGATGAACCTGGCTTGCTTCAGGTTCTTCACCATGCGGATGAATGCAGAATCAGAACTATTTAGGCGACCTTCCTGAACAGATAAAGCTACTTCTGCGTAGAATGCCATCCACTCTTCTTCGCTTGGTTCGGTCTCCATCATTAATCCATATTCGCAATATGGTAGTGAATCCGGTACCTCAAAGTACTCGGTTGTATATTTCCCTAACGCGGGTATCATTCCCTGGATGGCTACCTTGTCACGCTTGGCTGCCTGAGTAAGTAACAATAGCATGTGGGTAACCTGGTGATATACTTGTCTGTGACCATTGACCAGATATTCAATCGCTTCATTTCCGGCTGCAATGTTGGCTTTCATGGCGCCAACGGCTAACCGGTCTGGCATGCTTGGTTGTTCGGCTACGGTTGCTCCGGAAAGATCATTTAAGAACTGGATACACTGCGCTATGGTAGTGTAGTAATCAGCTAACTGTAATCCGGAAGCCATCTCCCGAACGGCTGGGGCTACTTGTTGGCCGTACTGATTGGTATTATTCCGGGTAACAGCAATATTGGTCTGGAATAAAAAGTCTACCGCTTCCTGTGGGGTCCAATTCTTTCCGCCTGCTCCTAGTGCTACATTCTCGAACGAACTTAGATTCAATTCCCACACATTCATGCGGCCTTTGGCAAGGATGTCTTTGATTTTATTCCATGCCACATTCAGCATGGTTAGCGGCTCAATCATTTGAGCAAGTAAACTAACTACCCGGCCTTCCTTCATGTTAGGCGCAAACGTAATGATCGGCAATCGGGTGTTGACTAATTGTGTCCGTGGAATATCTCTGCGTCCGTAATCGTAAACAATGTTGCTATCCAGTACCCAGGTGCCGCCATAGACGGACGTATAAGAAATTCGTTTGATGTCGCGCTCCCGGGTGGCTTCTTCCGACTGATTGTATTCATAGCCGCGCTCGTCAATCATCGGCTGCCCGTTATCATTCTTCCAGGTAACGATTGCTTTGTTATCATTACTCAGGAAGTAAAATCTCATCACTGGGATATACTCCAGTCCATCGTAATGATCGAGCAAATCGGGAAGACTGCCATACGAACTGATCGAATTAGCGAACGTGTGACCGTTGATTACTTCGTCAATTTTCTCCTTTGGTAGTTTGTTCTCAGCTTCTTTCTTGAACTGATTGCGGGTAATGAACTCTATAAAAAACTGATACTCGGACTTACTGTAATCTTCGTTCTCGGTATAGCTTCCTCCCCAATACTTCGGATTTATCGTTGCGGCTCTTGGCATCTTGTTTTCATCAAGATAACAATGAACGTGTCCGCGACCGATTACTGTGCTATTCCAATCATACTCGCGCATGATCTGGTCTGTATTGTTAATGACGTTGTTAAGCAGTTTGATTGTCTTCTCCCCGTCAATTACTTTTTGAATCTTCTGGTTGGTACTCAGTTGAAACATTAACTCTTCCGGAAATTCTGGAAGCAAATCCAGATTCAAATCAGGGAAGAATTTTTTTGGATCCAGTTTGATATTCTTAAACCAATCCCTGAGCTCGTAAAAGGTTTCAATCTTCGCATTCATCTCCTTGGCTTCGTCTACCGAAATAGGATCGATGGCGGAAAGGTTGATGTCGTACTTGTTGCGTTGAAGTTTGGCGACTGTCCGGTTGATGTACTTGGTTGCCAGGTTGATTACCTGAATGTCTACATAGGCTAAGGTGCCGTTGTCATCCATGGTTGATTCCTTGTTGTCGTGGAATCCAAACATTCTGCGGATGTTATCGGTACTTTGTCTGCCCTGGGCTAGTTCAACGAGGGCATTGTAGTTGGTGTCGTTATCAAAAAGGCGGTATCCGTAGCGGTTTTTGGCGTAGTACATGGCTTTGGCGGCCTGTAGTCCATAAGCATCTTTTTCTTTTTTTTGAGGCGGGGCGAACTCGTCTGGAAATCCGTATGGACTATTGTAGGCGTCTGCCATGTTTTATTGCATTTGAGCAAATTTAGCGAATTATTTGATTACGCTTCCGTCTCTTCTGAATCGCCTAAAATACTCTGTGATTTTATGCTGTGGGGCTTCGGTTGTTTTGGGTTTCACTTTCTCGGCTACTTCGTTCCATCCTGCGCACATAGCGTAGTCAAACTTCTTGGTGTCGGTGGGATCAAATAGTAAATAATCCTCAACGAATTCAACAAACGGTTCAACGTGTCCAAAGTATTCGATCAGGCTTGCTAGAAGTCCGGTTAACTCCTGATTCATCATCGTGGAGGCTGGGGTTCCATCTACAAAGTCTGAAGGCTTCATCTGAGCGCTTGGCACGTACTTATTAAGTTGAAAATCTTCGCACCCATGTTCTTTAAAATAATTGATCACGCCCGGCTTCTGACTTTCACACATCATTGGAACTCCTAACAGCCAGCATATCATTAGGCATCGCTCAAAATAAATATTTGGCTCGCCTGGTCTTTGGTCCATCATCAATATCCGCTTGTTGGTCTTGTACGGATATTTTTCTTTGGCTCTGCGCTCAAGTAACTCCTGACTTAAAAACCCGTCAATGTTGGGATCGTACTTTCTCTTCACGCTCATTACAGGTCTGGACCTTCTTGAGTCTGTTCCTTCAGCGCTCATGTTGTCTACCTTTACCCCATAATCAATTGGGTCGGTGCCTGCTGAAAATACTGAATTGTTTTTTGGAAAGTACTTCTGTTTTCCGTTCTCTATCCTTACGCCTACATTATTCAGTAATTCCAATTCTTTGTCTTTCGGAATCCATGCCATCTTGCACCATCCGTTAGCCGGATCGTCACTCATTACAACTTTGGTAAATCGCTTCCCGTCTTGCCAGCTCAGGTTGACTCTCCGTATCGGTGGAGGATTCATTTGTAGTTCTGCCTTACGGTCCTGAAGGATTGTTACATTGAATTCGCACTTATCTGCGGAAATATAAAATACTTCATTCCAGTTGGTCGGGTATTTTCGTACCAAGTCTGAATAGTCTTTCGGGTTATCTTTAACAGCATCACGCTCGTCAAGGATCCACTTCATCGCGGCTTTACGATCCGGGATTCCGTGCTCATCAAAGAATCCTTCGAGGGCGCAATCTCCTGGCATTAGGGATGCGTACAATCCGGATATGGTCTGTCC